ATCATGTATGGGTTCTTTTCAGCTTTGAGAAGAACACCATCATTGGCGATCACTACGATAGCCTCAACCAGATCGGAATACTCATCCTGAATACTGTCTTCAGGGAATAAGTCTTCTACTTCGCCATCTTCTTCGTTTTCTAGCTGTTCTAGGTACTCTCTAGGAACTAAACCATAGTAGGTCAAAAGTTTAACTTTATCGTCTTCGTACTGAGAAACTTCTTGTGTAGGCTCTAAGTCGGTATCCATCGAGTCAGTACCGACCTTTACCTTGCGGTAGATGCCTTCTTCTTGACCTTTAACGATCTTGTGGATAGAGACATACTTCTCAATAGCCACGCCCATACAGTCATCAATAGATGTTCCATTGGGGTCAAACAGGAAGTTACGGGGGTTAACAGGAACAATCTTGACTGCAATGCGGTCTTGTTCTACGACACCGATAGCGGCTTGTCCCATTTGACCAGGTATTGCCTGAGTAGCGGGGACAAAGACTTTCTCTGTTTTGACAACAATCTCACCGATGCCCGTACCATAGATTTCTGCCAACAGTTCAATCTGGTCAATAGACTTGCGAATCTTATCTACTTTGAAGTCTTCCATCAGTTGTGCTTTGATTGCAGCAACATCTAGGGGGCTACCATTGACATCACGAATATCGTCTTGAATGTCAAAGAACTCACCCTGACCGAAGATGGCTTCCATGATCTCAGCATGGCGTGTCTCTACGGCTTGTTGAGTAGCGGGAGTAACGATACGGCTACGCTCGGACTCACGGGTTTTATCTTGGACATCCCACTCACCATTGAAGATGCGCTCATACTCTAACCAATCAGATAGGCAATTGACATCTCTCCAATCTCGCCAACGATCACAATGGTTGACAACAAAGTTAACTATCTCTTTGTCTGAGTCGCTAGGTTCTTGGAATTCCATTCTTATACCCCACTAATAATATCTACAGGTTGCCATTCCTCGCTGTCATCTTCTTCCATGTAAGATGTAACAGCCAGTTGGTCAATGTAACTGAGGGAGTCAGGCAAGTCATCATGGACTCCTTGAGCAGGGAACAGGATTAACTGGTCTACAAACTCATCCCAATCTTCTTCCGAATTTAACACAATTCTGCCATGCTCGAACCTACCTTGTAAAGCCCAGATGATTCTGTCCGCTTTTTTTCTATTCCCATGGGTCAAATCTATGATGTGGGCAAAGGTGTTGTTCTTTCGCATCAAGTCCGAAAGATAGGGCAAAACAGCGTTCTTTAACGCCCCCCTCTCTATCCCCACACTTAGAGGGCGGTAGTCCCGAATAGCTATAAGTATCTTGGAGGCGGTCTCTCGGATGTCCCAACGTCCGTGTTCAATCTTCTCAACAAACCACTTCCCATCGTCTGTAACCTTAACGATAGAGATAGCAGACTCGTCCAGACGCTTCTTAGCGTTAGCGGCTTGTTTGGCAACTTCCTCGAATCCCGCTAGGTCAACAGCGATGTAATAGCTTCCATGTTCAGGTTTAACCCCGTATTTGATCCACTCTTCCTTGAAGATGTCCGAACCCGCATTGGTGAAAGAAGCCATAAACTCTTGCTTAAAAGCGAAGGATGACAGGGTTTTTTTAGCGGAATCTATCTCTGCTTGGTCAATCAAGGGGTTATCAGCAGTGGTGAAGTGCCAACTCTTCCAATCAGGATCATCCTCTGACTCACCCAATTTAAAGGTATCGTAAAACCAGTTGCGTCCTTTGGGAGTGCCAATAAAGAGTGCTCTACCCCGTTTATCAGACAAACTGGCACGAATGACCTGTTCCCATGCTTCAGGTTTGATGTCAGCAACCTCATCGAGAACGGCATAGGTCAGACTGACACCACGGAGGGTATCAGGTCTATCCGCACCACGGACGTATATCCTAGCTCCGTTTATCAGGGTAATGTCTAGGTTGTTCACATGGGAAGACTGAATAACCTCTCTACCAAGGTCTAGCAGTAAGTCCCAGATAATCTGTCTTGATTGTCCCATAGTGGGACTCACATAAAGAACCGCAGAGCCTTGTGGACACTTGAGTCCCTCAATCAGTAGGGTAACTGCCGCCATACGTGACTTACCGCATCTACGCCCAGCAGCCACAACCTTAAACCGAGTCGTATCCTTAAATACCTCTTGTTGCCAAGGAAGTAGAGAGAAGTTCAGATCAGCCATACTTAGCCTCTACATCTTCTGCCTGTTCATCAATAATGGTAGGTTCTTGTCCCAATCCAGTGATATTAATGGTTACTGCTGACCTCTGGCTCTTGTCCTTTTCAAACAAAGAAACAGGAAGAGTCCTATCAAGACACATCTTCAAAGCAACAAGTTGATGGGGATGGTCATCATTAAGGGCTATCTCAATAACCTTCTGAGCCACATCCTTACCTCCACTCCTAATCATCAGCTCTTTAAGCTCTTTGAGACGTTGATGGTCTGTCTTAGGTAGTACAAGGGGTGGATTGTCAGCAAACCTCTGTATGGTCATCTTGACGCTTCCCTTTGGTCTTCCTCTTCCTCTTTTTTCCATTTTGTCCTCCTTGGAATGGATGTTTCATTTTAGCTTTTTCGGTATAGGGGTGGGTACACAAATATCTACACACAGACCCTACCCCCTCCCCCCCCATACATCCCACCACCTAGGGTTTCTACCTAAGGGTTTCTACCTACTCGTTTACCCTATCAGGGTTTACCCTTAGTGCTAGATGCGAATGATTCTTATTTGCATTCAATCGAGTGTGAAAGAGTGATGCACCTTTTTGGGTAGTCTTACTTTTCTAAGTGTTAACCCTATCCTATCCTTCCCTTAGTGTTTACCCTTACCTTTGATCCTCTGTTTGGGGTTGTTGTTTATCTGCGACGATATTTAAAATACTCATCTCCATATCTGGGCGAAACCCTTGATTGTGGGCGTAGTGGTATAAATCCAACACTGTTTCAAACCCTCGGCAAATATTGCCCATTCCCGCTGAAAGCAAGATGATCCTCTCTGGGTCTGTCAATGTCCTTTGGAAATATCGGGTATTAGGTTTTGAGGGTCTGCCCATTGTTTTTTTACCAATTAAATGAATTTAAATAATTGTAAACCATAGTTCTACGGGTTTCTACTAGTTTTTTAAAAAGGCTCAAGAAGGCCATTTTTAGCCTCTCAGAGCGTCTCAAGCCATTGCCCTCACTAACCCCTGAAAAAAAGTTGTTCACACCAGTAGTTATAGTTATCCACATTTTCACTCTTATATAAGACCAAAGCCTGTGAATAACTGGTACTGGATGGGGTATCAGCATTAGGGTTTACCCGTAAGGGTTTAAAGTTGCCAAACTTAGGGTTTTCCCTATAGGTAGGCTCACTGGTAAAACTAAAATATTGCTTAGGAGCTGACCTTTTCAGTGATTATTAAATAGGCGTAAACATCATGACCAACACCCGCGAACAATGGCTATCAGAGGCAACCACAGAGCTTCGTACACTGTTTAAACAACATGGCATTGACTTACCTTTAGAGGTTCGCTCAAGCTGTGGCTTTCCCTCAAAATCTGCCCTTGCCAATAAAAACCGCAGAATTGGGGAATGTTGGTCAGCCAGAGCATCAGCCGATAAACACGCTGAGATTTTTATCTCTCCAACTATCAGCGACAGCATGAGGGTTTTAGACATCTTGGCGCATGAGCTTGTCCACGCTTGTCACCCTAATGATGGACATGGGAAGCTGTTTAAACGCACCGCTACCGCCATTGGCTTAGAGGGCAAAATGACCGCCACAGTAGCGGGTGAGAAATTCAAGCTCTGGGCGACACCTGTTTTGGAAAAGTTAGGCATTTATCCACACGCTGACTTGATCCCCTCAAATGCCCAAAAGAAACAGTCAACCAGAATGCTGAAATGTGTTTGCCGTGATTGTGGTTATACAGTGCGAGTGGCGGGTAAGTGGCTCAATGAAATGGGCGCACCACATTGCCCAGATCACGGAGAGATGCAAAGCGTTTAAACAGCTTAGAGGGAAGCTCGAAAGGGCTTTTCTGTGCGCTGTTGCACTATATCGAAAGGCGTGAATTATGAAAACTTACAAACTGTTAAAAGATATCCACAACCCTGACCACGACAAAAGGCGAGCTTATGGCTATCAAAAACTGAACACATTTAAGGCGGGTACATTCTTTGAGGGCAAGCCAGTTTCAGTAGAGGAACACGCATGGCGAGCGATGGCTTTTATATCTTGCAAAGAATGGGGTCATGTTAATGGCGACCTTGCCGCTTTGTTAATCGGAAGCTCAGTGGAAACCGAGCCGAATAATTGGCACGAAATAGCCACGACAAATGGCGGGTGTCACCACATGGCTGACGATGTACTTGAGAATCTTATTCGTGAGGGCGTTGTGACCATTGGTCAAGTTAGAGCCGCCCTTAATAATTCCCTTAATGAAACCAACTGAAAGGCTTTAATTATGTCAGTAATCACTAACCCAGATCACATCGCACAAATTCGCATTCTCACCTTGCGCCAAGCTCTCAAGCTCGAAATGATGGGCATGAAAAGGCGAGGGGGTCAAAGCGCTTATGCAATCCTCAAAGCCGAGGGTTACAAAGGCACACGACAAGCAATCTTTGACCAACTTACCGAACAGAGAGCCGAGTGGCTTGGTGAGAGCGTTTAAACAGTTTCTCTTGAGCCACTGTGACAGAGTGGCTTTGGATGCACTGTTGCATTATTTGAAAGGCTTTAAAAATGAAATATACAAAAGCTGTCGATGTCTGGGCATTGTCCCAAGATCAACGCAAACAATTACAAGTTGGTCAATGGGTTTTGGCGGGTTCTGCCAAGGGTCAATGGCTTGGACAAAAAGCCTCTGGGTCTGACGTTGCCGCATGGCATCACGAAGGGATCAAGGGATGGAAATCTAAGGTTTCCACTTTACGTGCTTATGCTAAGAATTGGAGTTAAGCCATGAAATCAATCATCCTACAATCACTCTTTGCTATTGTCCTATTTTGTGGGGCTTTGGCTTTGATGTTGGCTTATTTCGATATATTGGTAAAGTGAAATTGCAACGGGTAGATCATCTTATGGGTGGTCTATTCGGTGCAATGTCGCATCATTTAATAGGCGTTAATCATGAACAATCAACTCGCACAAACCATTTGCCGAGCCTTTGACACTCGACAATTTCACTCACCTTGTTTAAACACTGCCAAGGCTAATGCACAGGAAATGCTCTCAGGGCGAACTCATTATGTAGACGACTCTACATTGCGTTATTTCAACTGTCGCATTACGTCTGCTCAACCCGTTGACTTTGGGATGTTCTATCGCATAACCGAATCAATTGGGCGTGATGGCTTCAACGGCAAAAGAGGCTTTCGGTGTGTTCTTTTTGACATCAATGGACAAGTTGTTTATCGCCCAGACCTTGACGGATTAGAGAGTACATCGACCAAAGCAGAAAAAACCTTTTACGCTTGGTTTGAGTCTTTTAATTCTGAAATTCATTATCAAGACAAGATTAGAGAGAAGATCATTCATAACCAACGCCAAGCCTACACCCTTGAAGAGTGTTTGGAAGCATTACATGAGGCAATCACAGCATGAGAAAACCTCCAAGCGGGTTCAAAGCCCGATCATTTGACGAGCGCATTTGTGATCTCGACCATTTGCAATTCACGCACAAGAAACGAGCCAAACGAGGGTTTTATTATTGGTCAGAGAAAAACCCAGACCAAATATTGCACGAGTTTCATTTGTCAGACTATGCCAAGTGCAGAACGTTTAAACAACTTAGGGTTCAATCATGACCAAACAAGATATTCAAGAGCTTGCAGAAAATGCTTTGCATGAGGCTTGCCGACACATTCAAGACGCTCTAGGGGTTAAAACTGGAGACAATGCCGCCTATTTTTTCAGCGGTGAAGCTGAAGACACAATTTATCAAATTTTTCGACAATACATTGACGATGAATTGATGATTAAAGCCTACGAAAACGAAAAGGATTAAATTATGACTTTTAGAACTTATCTAATTGAGTTTTACTCATACCCTGATTGTGTTCACGCTGAATACGATGAAACAAGCGCAGAATCTTTAGAGGATGCGGTGGCAGAACTTAAAAAGTATCACCCAGAAGCTGAGATTTTGAACACCTACATACACACAGCGTGTTTAAACGATCTATGATTTATGCGTGTATTGCTCTA